TGGTCTGATAGATCGACTGAGTTTACCTTCACGCCGACCTTGTTATTTAAGAATACAGCCATGAGATTATTCCTCGTCTTTCTTAGTAGTTACTGGCTTAGGTGTTGCTGGTGGGAGCTGACCGATCTTGACTAGAAAGTCAGCTTGCTCTTTTGTCCAATCGTCCATCGATTAGCTCCAATTCGTGAGTATTGATACGTTGATATTGCATGTGAGTAGATCACCCGAAGCGGCGTTAAGGACGGCTGGAGCCGAGACCTCTGTGACGTTATAGGTGTATGAAGATGCCGCGAGCAGGTTGAACACCCGAACTACGTCATCCTCAATTCCGTTTAGATTGCCTTCATTATCTAGAAGGGGAACCATGATCGAAATGGTGAAGTTCGCCATTGGTGAGATGGTTGCATGCCATCCGTTAGATGGCGAAATGTAAGGATCAGACGGGCTAATAATAACGCTGTTAGCGATTACAGTAGCAGGTGGAAATGAAAAGACTGAATACTTTGTGTTATCTGTGAGAGCTGAGGCAAGTCCTGCGCGGAGTGTTGAGATGGCGGCCATTAGCCCACCATTGAACGCGGGTCAAGATAAGGAGCAAGGAGGCCTCGGACTCTCGCGAGGAGTGTGTTACCCATGCGGTAAGGACTTGGCGCATAACCATCGATGCTAACTCCGCCGCTTGATGGGGCTTGACGGCTCTGCCAGATGTCAATGCTTATCATGAGGGCACATTCTTGAATGGCTGGCACTGTTGCAGGATCAAGGTATGTATCACCCGATACTAAGCCGTAAGGGTTAATCGGATGGCGAGGAGTCACGGCGTTATTATTGCCAGTGATTGAGTAAGTAATTGAATACTCGCCGACTTCTGTGATTGTCTTTGATCCGTTATGTTTTGATCCTGCGCCTGAAATTACTACAGTCTGGCCGACGTAGAAAACATCTTTAGTCGGCTCATCAAAATAAGATGTGCCTGTGCTGGCTGTGTTGCTATGTGCAACTAACGGCGTGGTATTAGCCCAGATAAAAGGGAGCAGGACATTATCAGCAGCATCGCAAACTTGTTGCAAAACTGCATCAGCGTAGAGAGTGCCAACGCCAAGGGCGGTGCGAAGCTCTGCAACTGTTGTGAGTGCCATGCTGATCCTTTCTAAAGACTGGAGGGGCAGAAGGGCACTGCCCCTCCAGCGACTTAGTGTGTTGCTATTATGTAAGGTTGAACTTACGAACGCCCTTACCTGACTTAGCCAAGTAGATAGCGAGGTATCCGTAGAGATTGATTTCAATCTCGCCAGATGTTAGAACGTTTACGCGGAGCTGTGTGGTTGGTGACTCCCATGTGTAAACAGATGACGGAGCGATTAAGAATGCTGAGTTATCAACGATTCCAGATGCTGAAATGTTGTGATCAACAATAAGGTCTGTACCAAGTACGCCACCGACGACTGATGTCGCGACTGCGTTGCCAGATGCATTCTGTGTTGCACCTTGAGCAGAATATAGTGCGCGTCCTGTTGTGTCAGCGTATCCTGCAATTGCTGCCCACTGATCTGTCGATGCAACGAGCTTGTTAGCGAAGTCTCCGCCTGTTCCCTTGTATGCGGCTGCGCCTTCTACAGAGATGAATGACTGAAGTCCTGCTGCTGTTGCTGCAACGCCTGTTGCTGTTGTTCCGTTAGCGATAAATGCTGCAAGGAGTGCTGCATCTGTAGCCTTCTCGTATGCCTTGCGAAGTTCTGCCATCATGAGTTCCATGAACGCTGGAGATGACCTGTCCACCAACTCGAAACTTACACGCTGGAGGCCTGAGAACTTTTCGATACTGATCGTGTCATAGGCTGAGGTCATGCCTGTTTCAGATGGTGCTGCGCCTTCGTTGGTGTCCGCAACTGTTGGTGCAACGTCTGGTGTAGATGCGTTGGTATAAAGACGTGGGACTGTAAATGACATTCCATCAATGCCTGCAAGTGAGCCGCGTGTTGCTGCCTCAAATGCTGGACGTCCTGTGAATGTATCTGTAATGAAAGTATTTAGGTGTGACGGCAATGTCAGACCTGTGTTAGTTGATGTTGAGTCATCTGCTGCGCGAACTGTGCGACGAGCTTCGTCATCGCCTAGTGCTGCCTTCATTGATGCCTCGAGATATTGTGCTGATGAAATTGGAGCAATACGCTCGCGTACTGTTAATCCTGCTGCAACTGTTGGGCGAGCGGCTTCGACTGCTGCTGCTTCAACTGCTGGAGCTTCTGCCTGAGTGGTTTCTTCCACGATGGGCTCGCTTTCTGGTTGGGTTGGTGTTTCTTCGACAGGGGTTTCCTCTGCCGCGATCTCTAATACTTGAGCAGACTTGAATGCTGGCTCGGTTACTAGAGAAACTTCTTTGAGTTTTGCTGCTGATACGACGATGTGTCCATCGCGTGAAGGCTTTGACGCGATTACTTCTGCGCCTACTGAAAGGCCAGAAACTAGACCTTCCTGCGCTTGAATCAGTGCATCGTTTCCGCCTGTAGAACGTGAGAGCTTGAAGGTTGCATAAATGCCATCTGCGCGAGTCTCCGCTGCAATCATGCGGCCTACTGGCTTTTTGATGTCATGCTGGCTTAGAAGTTTGATCTTAGAAACGTCCTCGATGTTGATTGCGCCAGCCTCGAAGACTACGCCTCCCATGTTGGTGTTACCGATCTCGCCTGTTCCCATTGGCACGATCTTGCCTGAGATTTCGCGGCGTTCTTCGCTGCATTCGATAGATGATGCCTCGATGATTAGTGTTTCCATTAACTGATTCCCTCGCTGCCGTTAGGTGTTAGGTCTGTCATCTCCATGGCTTGCTCTGTCGTAATAAGTCCGAGAGAGAGCATCTTTTCAATTACTGCTAACTCTGCCATTGGATCTTGCTTTAAGAATGTGTCATAAACTGCGAAACGCACCTCGTGGCCGGAAGTGGAGATGTCGTCCATTGAAAGACGTGCCTGAATCGCTTGGATGTAAGGCTCGATCGATAGTGCGAAGAATTGCTTACGCTCATCCTGAATGTTGGAGTACGTCATCGACGTATTGGCTTCACTGCTGAGAAGGTATGCAGGCACATTCATAGTGCGAGCAATCTGCGTGCTAAGTGTCTGAATAGCCTCGTCGTACATCATGTCTTTTGGTGAGAATGAGACAGGATTATAGTCAAGGGTAGAAGTTAAATAGGCCGTCGAGTTATTCTGACGGGCGCGCTTCCATGCAGCGATCAGTCCCTGCACTTCATTAGGCGGAAGGTCTGCGCCTGAGTTCTTAAGAAATCCAGTAGGTTGAGGATTGGCTGAGTTCACTGCGGCTGCGCGTTCGACATCAATCGCAGCTTGAATCGTGCGACCTCCGCGCTCTAGAACTCCCTCATCGAATCCTTGAATTGTCACGATGTCATTCATGCTCACAGGACTTGCGTCAATGTAATACTGAGTGACGAACATGCCTTCGAGGTCAGTCGTGAAGGTAACGCGAGTGTTAGCAACCCACTCGAATGATGAAGGACGGCCGTCTTCTGCATAACGTTCTGTGACGAGAAGATAAGCAACGCCGTAGAATAGAAGCGAGTCCACGATCCAGTTAATCGTGACGAATGATGGCTGAGACTTTGATAGTTGAGATATCCATCGAGGAGGTGCGATAACTTCGCCCGTGCGCTTGTTGTAATATTCAAGTGGGATGCTGGCCACTGTGCCAGTAATAAGGTTTCGAGCTCTAGCAACGGATGGGACAGTCATCGCGTCATGGCGAGAGACCCGTGCAACGATTGCGTTGTAAAGGGAGGGCATATTCTCGCCCATTATTTGCGGCGCGTATTGCGCTTCGATTACCTGCGGCTTACGCGAGAAGATACCCATAGAGGGCAATTATACACTACTCGGTGTAAATTGCTGCTATCTGTTGAGGTTTCATCAACATACTTACGACCATGGCAAGTGAGATCGGTGCCGATACATCGCCTGCGCTTTTACGTTTAACGATGCGCCATGATGAGTCATTGGTCTTGGCTGCACAGTTATTCATCTGTTTAATCAGCTCTTCTTGACCATTATGAACCACTCGATTATTAACCAGACCATCGAGCAAGTCCGAGCATGCCTGATAAAACTGCTGCCCCGATACGTCTTGCACTATCTGGCCAGCATTAGCAAGGCGTTCTGCGATCGTCTGTGTGGTGTACTTGTCGTAGCAGATCATCTTAGGTCGGTACTGATCCGCCCACGCCTTGATGTCGGCTGCAATCCTAAGATCATCTACCGAGACCTGACTTTCCCACGTTTGGAGAATCCCGACTCCGATTCTTCCGTCACCCATAATTTGACCAGCAACGAGGCTTGCATTGCGGCGAGATGGAGAAACATCGAAACCGAAAACTGTATAGCCGCCGACTGGAATTTTGAGCGTGGCATCGGATGTCGCCTCAAGTACGCCATGAGGCCATGGACTTTGGAGAGAATCAATCCATTGACATAGAAGCTCTGTTCTAGTGTCTTCAATTTTATTAGTTGCCACAGCTTCTTCAAGTGAGTCCTCCGTTATTGTGTAGCCGAGCGCAGGGTTAGCCATTGCCCATGCATTGCGGTCTGTGATCTTGCAATATTGCGGTGCGCTGTATTCGTAGAACCCGAAAGACTTAGGCGGTGCTGATAAGGCTCGCTCGCGTAGATTGTTCAGCGTTTCCGAGAAGGCGTCCCCGGCATTTGACGTTAGCAAGGTCTGGGAATTAGGTCTGGCGCGAGTGGTTGGAATTGCAGCCGTGTAGCCGTCTTTACTGATCTCTCGAACCTCATCGATCCATAAGAAGTCAGCCGTGCGTCCACGAGATGAGTCACGGGTATCCGATACGAGGTCAAGTGTTGCCCCGTTGAGAAGCTCGATGCGCTCGCCTCCATTGGCGTAGCGAATAGCCTTTGTCCCTGCCTTAAGGTGTGGTGCGTTCTCGATAATCCATGCAATCTCACGAAAGGTCATAAGAGCTGTGGCGCGGTTCGAGC